ATCTAATAGGTTAGCACCTCCTTCTCCAAGTAAAGTTAATAAAGATTTTTGTTTTTGTTTTTCTATATTTGATAGAGATAGGGTATTAAGAGTGTCTTCTTGTACAGAAAATTGAGATTGAAGTTGTTTAATATTCTCTTCATTTATTTTTATACCATTTGCTGTAAGAATATTTTGTTGGCGTGCAATTGTTTTTTTCCTAGTTGCAATTTTTTCTAATTCTTTTTGTATTTTTGCTTCAACATTAACACCTTTACTTATTTGATCTTGGAGTTTTGTTATCTCTTTTAAAGAGCTAGCATTTTGCTTTATAGCATTATTAAGGTTTGTAGAAAATTTATTACTTAATTCTTTAGTTTGTTTACTAGCACCTTCTAATTGACCTGTAACTTCATTTTTTATTTTTTGGCCTATTGAAAGAAAGGCATCTTCTAAATACCCTAATTCTTCATTGAGGGCTTTAGCTGCTAATTTTGCTTCTTCAATTTCCTTAAGACTCGCCATTATAATTAGATTTTATTATAAATATGAAAAAGAGTAACTATTTGTAGCTACTCTTTCCTTCATATGCTTTAGAAGCTTGTTTAAATTGAGGGGTATTAATTTTTCCTTCTGAGTTTACTAGTGATGTTTTACCGGCAGATTGTTCTTTTTTCATAGCAGCTTGTTCCGCTTCATAAAAATCATTTATTTCTTTAAATGTAAATTTACGTAGCCATATAGGCATATTATAAATAGTATTATAATCATACCCACCTTTACCGTGAAAAATTATTTCGTGGATTTGTTTAAATATATTTAATCTAATTTGAGGTGCTGTCTCCAAAGTCAGGCCAAAAAAAGTTAAGCCCAATAGGCACAACTACCTCCTCTCCTGAATCTAGAATTACATTAAGATCTACATCAGGTGATGTTTCACTTATATGTTTTCTAAATGCTCTAGCATCACGTGCTAAAAAATAGGTATCTACAAATTCTCTAATATCTTTAGCTTCAGTTTCTCCATTAACCGAGGTTAGTACATATTTTAATCTAGTAGAAGCATCAGGTGATGAATTTTTATTTAATTTTTTAAGTCCCTTTAATTCTCTTTCAATTTTAGATTCATCATGACCCGTTAGTAATTTATATGTAATTTTTGTATCACTATAAGGTAAGGTAAAAGCAAATTCATTTTTACCTTCAATCATAGTAGAATTATCAAATTTCTTATTTTCTAATTCTGAAAGATCAATTGTTTCTGTTCTTCCGTTGACTATTGTTTTATAATCGGATCCATATCCTAAAATACGAGTAGCAATTAAAATTGCATTTTTATCACCTACAATTAGATCTTTTAAATCTATTTTAGAAATAATTACTGATTCTAATAACTTATCTAGTACATTACCTTTTTCTATATATGCTTGGTTAGATAAAATATCTTCTTCCTTAGCAGTCATATACTTAATTTCTACTTTACCGCTTGATAAAGGGTTGTCTTTTGAATATACTAAACCCTTAGAGGGTAATTCTATTTCTTCTGTTGGGAATTTAAATTCAGCCATAATCTTTATTTAGTTAAAACGTTTTTATCGTTGATACATATTAAGATAAAAAAAAGCTTGACCGAAGCCAAGCTATTTTTCAAATTAGGGGTGGGTAAAATTTTTAGAAATTTAATACACAATAATCTGGTTGTACAGTCATTGTAATTTCTTGAGCAGCATTTTCAGTATCCCAATTATAATCTCCAAATGAAGCTTCTGTGATTAATGCTCCTTTGATAATCCATTCTGAAATGATATCACCTACAGGTCCTAGTACGTTAATTGTAAGATCTTTTTTATAGAAATCACTATAACCATCTCTACCAGTTACTGATTCGTGATGTAATCTAACCCATTCCATTACTGATTGTGCACCAGATGGAGTAATTGGGTCAAATAGTGTAAACTGAATTGTTCCCCAAGTTGTTTTACCTTTTACAAAACGTTGAACGTTAATATGATTTAAAGGTACTGTTCCTTGTGATACGGTTACAGCTCCTACACCTTTCATAATGTAAGCTGGGAATCCATCTACAAAAGCGATAAATCTATTCTTTTGTTTTGGCTCGAAAGCTGTGAAAAATATTTCGTTTGGGTTTAATACTGCCATTTTATTATCTTATTTTATTATAAATATTTATCTTTTTAGTTTTTATGCTGGAAATGTTGCTCCAGTTGGTAATACATTGAAATCTAGTAAAATAAATTCAGCTGTTTTAGTTGGTTGTAGGAATATTTGTCCAATCAACTCATTTCTATCTATAACATCTGGTGTGTTATTACTTTCATCCATTACTACCTTAAAGGCATATAATCCCTGTCTTTGTTGTACTGATTCTAAATAAGGATTAACTTGCGTTAAGAAATTTTGTCTTGTCGCTATTGTATTTTGTTCAAATACTAAGTTATCAGCAATTTGAGAAATATAATCTTTAAGTACAATTAACAATCTACGTACATTTACTCTATCTAATGCAGAAGCTGCTTTTTGTAATGTTTTTTGACCAAATACTACTACTCCTTGATTAGGGAATGTAGCTATTGGGTTAACATTTGCTTCATACAAAGTATTTCTATTTCCTGATGTTAATTTTCTTTCAGCTCTAACAACTTGTCCCATTCCTCCTCTAGTAATACCTGCTGGTGCAAACCATGGGTCTGCTGACGCATCTGTAAATGCATATACACCTGGTATAAATGTAGAAGCTGGTATGTAAACTAATTCTCCACTGTTTGGGTCAATAGTTTGTAACCAAGGCCAATATGTTGCTGCGTAACTAGTATCTAAACCTCCAGCCTGTTGGTTTACAACAGTAATTGAAGCATTATAAGGTACCATATCTACTACTGCTATTGAGTCTCCTCTAGCAATAGTATTATTAATTAAACTAGTTAAAGGTGCTGAATATGCTTGATAATATAATCCTGGAGCTGATATTACATTGTATTGGTAACTATCAGTGTCTGCAAGTAATGCAATAGCGGTAGTATAATCACCAGCTATTAACCCTTGTACATTTGTAGCATCTATATCTTGGTAATATCTGTTAGTAGCTGTTGTAGCTTCATTACTTCCAGCTCCCTCACCAAATGCACCAAAAACACTACCTGATCCTACTGCAGGTAAACTACCAGTAAATTCTGTTTTTGCAGATCCATCATTATTAAAATAATTAGGTGTTTTGAAATTTACTTGTTTAACTCTTACATAAGCAGAAATATTAGGGTTAGAACCTGATTCTTGTAAATATGTAGTCCCATCAGAAGTTACTACTGTAGTAGTTAAATCACCTACTGCTTTTGCTATATAATTTCTAGAAAAAGGATCTAATGAAATATTATTATATGATTCTAGAACTACTTTATTATTTTGAGTATCATTTCCTCTTCTAATTAGAAGTGAAAATACACCAGAAGCACTATTAACACTAGCAATTTCCCATCTTACATTATCTACAGATCCACTTACTAGTGAACCATTTCCATCTGATGTTGTTCCATTATTCATTATTTCACCTGAAGAAATTGTTTCAAGAACGAATGGAGATTCATTTACTGCTCCATTTGTACCAAAACCATTTGATCCTGTAGGGATTAATGAACTAGTAGCAGATGTCCAAGTAGATGAAGCCGATACTACACGTGTAACTAGTAGTGATGCTCCACCATTTTGAAAGTATTGGTTTGCTGCAATTGATGTTAAGTTAGTAAATTGACCTGATCCACTTGAAAGAGCTCCTCCAAATCTTGCTTGGAATGAACTAAAACTACTAACTAAAGTAGGTCTTTCAACAGGACCTTTAACAGTAGGTCCAATAATAGCTGCTCCTCTTACTAAGGGTTGTGCTGTAATGAATGATTGGTCATTTTCTCTTGCTAATACGCCAGGAGATATTAATGTTTCTGCCATCTTATTATATTATTTTAATATTTGTTTTATTATAAATATTAAAAAATCTTTCAAAAAACTATTTTACTAAAGTAAATTCTCCAGTTTCTAAATCAATATTCCCGTCACCATATTTTTCTTGTAGTTCCTTAGCTGATTTATTAGATTTTTCTTGTAAATTAGCAAAATTTTCTAAAATTGCACTTCTTTGCCCTTCTAAAATTGCTTTTTGAATATCTACATTACCTAATTCAAAAGTAAATTGATTTTGTTGTTGTTGATAACCTTTAAGAGTTTTTAATTCTTCCTTCGATAACTTGATTTTTTCACTCATAATTTATTTTATTTGTTTATAAATATTAATTAATTTTTATTAGTTAAATGTTTTATTATACTTTCATATACTTGTTTTACTGTAATTGATTTTTGTGCTATATGTTGTTTTTCAGTACCCTGATATTCTGGGTCCCAATTCCAATCTCCAGCATCAAATACATAATGGGGGTTTGACCATACATTATTATTTACTGAGTGGTTTTCTATTTTAGTTAAATTATTAGTAAATTCATAACCATATGGAATAAAATTATTTATCATTATAGTATGTTTATTTAATGCCCAATTTACCCAAGATAAACCAGAACCTAATCCAATAAATACTTCTGCATGGTGCATATAATTCCAAGTAGTAGGCCAATCTAGTTCTTTTTTATTTATAATATCTTTACCTTCAAATCCTTCATAAGATAAATTAATTACTTTATATCCTTTTTTAGTTAATTTAGTAGCTAATTCTTTCCAATTATCATATGGCCATTCTTTTATTCCTGCTGTTGATCTAGGACCAATGCAAATGTACTTTTCTTTTATAGGTCTTTTACTAGGTTTAAAATCTAAACCATAGTTTAATTCCCTAAATGGGACATTAATAATATCAGTTATAGTCTTTATTAAAGGTATTGAATTAGCTTGAATTGGGTTTTTTAAACCATTATCCCATTTCCCATTAATTTTAAACCATCCTATTTTATAATGAACATAAGCATTATATGGGATATCTGGTTTTATAAATTTAATATTTTTATATGCTTCTAAGTTTTCAAACCATTCATTATGAAATGTACTAACACATACTTTACAACTATATATTTTTTGAAATTCTACAACTTGAGGTATCCAAGCAATTGTATCACCTATTGACTTAGAATCAAATGTAATTTTTACTTTTTTATCTTTAACATTAAATTTATGGGCTATTTTTCCATCTATTTCTATAATCCAAGGAATATAATATTCTAAATGAGCTTTAGTCCACATATTATTTTTAATAATATCTTTATGTACTACTTCATTATTAAAACCATTAATAAATTTTATAGAATAATTTTTTGGTTTATTTCCTATAATTTCTACTTTAGGACCATATTCAAAACTTATTTTTATTTTATTGTCTTTTTGTTTCATTTTCTAATAAAGATTTATAAAAATTAATATGTTTTAAAGCAAAATTTTTAATATTATTTTTGTTTTCTTTAACATTATATTTAATAGGTGTAAAAATAGTATTAATTAAAGAATTAGAATCATCTACTACATTTCCACTTAATGGAACAATATAAGGAGTATATTCATCCCCGTAATGATCTAAATTATAAGCCATTATTTTTTTATTATTCGATATAGCTTCTTTTAATACTATAGGGTTACATTCCCAGTCAGAAGTAAATAACATTAAATCAGAAAATTTAAAAAATTTATCTACATCATTTCTTTCACCCCATATATTAACATTAGGAGGTAATTTATCCTTTAATGGTCCCCAATATTCTTTAAAATTTGGTGCTTGATTTCCTATAAAATGAAAAATATAAGTAAAACCATATTTATCATATAAAAATTTAGCAATTTCTAAAGCATATTTTTGGTTTTTACCTGGAGTCCATAACCCTATATTAATAATATGGAATTCTCCTTTTAATTTATATCCCATTTCATTTAATAAATTATCTCTAGTTTCATTGTAAATAATAGAATCATCAATTGGAAAAGTAATTAATTCTTTTGGTGATTGTTTGTTTTTAAATGTATTATCTACATGATAAGGAGTAACACAGGCGTACCCATCGGGTTCAAATAATTTTTCGGTATCTGGTTGGAAATACATATTATGACATGTTTCAACTATACGCCATGGATGATTTTTACTATATAATTTTTTTAAAAGTTTTTTATCAAATGGATTAAATGAATCAAATCCTTCTGGTATTTCTTCTATATGAATTATATTAATTTTTTTTTCATATAAAAATTCTATTATATTTTCTTTTTCACCATGTATACCTTTTTCAGGTGTATATAAATCTCCAAAATTAAAATAGTTTTCCCCTACTAATTTAATTATTTTTTCTTTTTGGACTATAAAAGTATGGCTATAATTACACCATTCTAAAACAAATAAATTTATATTGGGGTAATTAGATAATGACTCTATTCTTTTTAATAAAAAAGCAGGCATACCACCAGTGCTAAGGTGAGGTGCTAAAAATAAAACATTAAGATTTTCTTTTACCATTTACCCCAAATTTTGAAAATTTATACCAAATTCTTTCGTGAAAAAAATAAAGAAGCATTTTAGTAAAAACTTCTATTCCTCCTATAGCTAAACCCGCTTCCCAAGAACCAGTTATAATTCCTGAAATTAGTATTGTATCTATTGTTCCTATTATCCTCCATGATATTGTTTTTGCAATGTGTCGTTTATAACTTACCACTTTTTCTTAATTTTTCTCTAATTTTTGTTGCTGATATTTTTTCTACTTTTTTTGGTGGGATGTGCTCTATTATATCATATCCTACTCCTCTACCATAATTAATAGATTCAATATCAGGGATAATAGAAACAATTACTCTTCCTTCTTCAATTAAATCTTTAAGTTCTTCTTTAATATTATCTTGAACCCTATCAGCACCCCAAGGTTCATCTGGGGAATCTGGTCTAGATCTAATAGCTACCCATACATTTTTTCCTTCATTTAATCTTTGGTCTATTAACCAACGATGCCCTTCATGCCATGGTTGATATCTACCAATAAACATACTATACTGTTTTAACATATTTTAATATTTTAGTTAATGATTCATTAGGAGTATCAACTGTAGTATCAATATTTAAAAATTCACAAATTGGTTTTTGAAAGTCTAAAACATGAAATTTTTCTCTACCCCTAAGGTTTATTAATTTATCATAATGTACATAAATTTCTTTAAGGGGCCAACCTAATTTTAATTTAAATTCTTCTCTTTGATCTAAATAGGGAGATACTAGAGATACAATTACATCTTTACCTTGATTATGTAAATAATGAGCTATTTTTTGAGCCGCATCTATGTTAGTTATTCTACCTTTTATAGAGTAGTCTTTATTAGTAAATAACTCTCTCATTTCATCCCCATCTATACGATAAGCATGGGGTAAGTAATTATCTTTTAATAAATTTGCTAATACTGTTTTACCAGATCCTGGTTGCCCTGTAAACCAATATATCATTTTTGGTTATTTATAGAAGTTATAATTTTATTTGTATCAAATACTTCACTTAAATCATTATAAGGAATAGTACTTATATCTTCAGATAAAGCAAAAGGACCATATATTGCTTGTAAAAGATTTGGTTCTTTTGTAAACTTTTCTGCTTTAATGTTGTTATGTACTTTATACCCAAATATTTCAGGTTTAGTACTAGACCAACATACTGTAGATTCTTTATTTAAGGAAGCTGCTAAATGTTGAACAAAACTATCAATTAATAGTCTTTTATCCGACATTTGTAAAAGTATAGCTATACTTCTATATCCATCTAAGGCTTGCATAGTATCAGGGTAAACCTTTTGATCCTCTCTTTTTATATGGATTATAGTATAATCATTTTTATAATGCTCTATTAATTCTAATACTGTAGTTTCTGGTATATCTCTTGTCCATGAATATTGGTAACCTAATCCTGCTGGACCACCATTAACTTGCATAGCTAATATAGGTTTATCCGTTTTATAATAAGGTGTGAAATAATCTATTTCAGGTTGAGATAAATAAATTTGAGGTTGTTCATTATTATATTTTAAACCATATATTTTACACCAAGTTTTAAATAAATGAATGGGTTTTTCAGTTATAAAATCTGTATCTCTATACGGGTCACTAACAAGTATCTTGCAATCTTTATCCTTAATATGTTTTAAATATAAACCATTTACTTGTGTAGGTAGATGAATTTCATCTATATTAGGATTATTTAAAAAAACATCGGGGTATGCTGTTACAATTATAAGAAAAGAATTTTTGTATCTTTTTTTAATAACTTTAATCATGGCTGTTGCCATAATACTTTTACCTAAACCACCATCTATTTGAAATATAATATTCATTTATAACTATTTTTACATTAAAACTAATATACGAAACTAATTTAGATACTCCTAACTATATTACCAAGGAGTACCATCTTTTTCTGTTATAGCTGCTGCACTTGCAATTGAATTTTGTATACTAAGTGTATTAGCATCCATAAATACTTGTTTTTCAACATTATCATTTAACCATTCTAAAACATTAGCTTCTGTTAAATCATCATAAGCAATAAATTCGGCATCAGCAGGATCACCAGAAATGTTAAAATATCCTATTTTTCTTGACCCATGTCCATTATCTTCTGATTCACAAGCATATGTTACTTCAGTAACTACTCCAGTTGATATTGTTCTTTTAAGATCGTAAATTTTCCAAGTATGTGTCATTTGTATTATATTTTGTTATAAATATTAATTTATTTATTTAAATTAATTTCTATTATTTAATTTTTCTTCTTTTGTTTTTTTAATTTCAACACCTTTCCAAGCTTCAACTGCTGCTTTATCTTTTCTAGTTCCAATAACTAACACATTAAATTTTCCAGGGTCTGATGTTGTAATTTTTACTTTAGTTGCACTAATATTTACTATACCAAATGCTCTACCTAAATTATTTACAGGATTAATCCATACTTGAGAATTTTCATTTAAATATCTATAATATTCTGGAAGAACTATCTCACCGTGAAGTGTATCATCAATATCAACTTCCCATCTATATACATTATCCCCAGCTGTTGGTGATTCAACAAAACTATGCTTTAAATGATGTGTTGCTGTTTTACATGGGTTTGGGTGATCAATTGTAAATGTACCAGAAGCTTTACTTAAAGATCCAAAAGCACAAATACAGCAAACCATTAATTGATCATCTGCAGTTGCAGTTTTACCATAAGTACCTAAAATAGCTGTTCTATTATAACTTGACCCTATAGTATTATTATACCCTGACATTAAATTATGATCAGCACAGGTTTTATTATTACATCCAAATACTGCAGAAAATCTTGAATTATTTGAAGAACTTCCAGCACCTAAACAGTTATTACATCCTGCTACAAAATTATTTTGACTATCACAACAAATTTTATTACCCGAACCACCTCCAATTGTATTAAGATAAACACAAGCATCACCCGCTCCTATTAAATTACCAAAACCACCTACAATAGCATTACATCCTTGTGTTGATTGATTTCCACATATTATATTACAACACCCTCCAAGAATGGAATTACCCCTTTGACATCTTATTTTATTTTGTGATCCTCCAGCGATAACATTATGCACTCCAGCACAGCACATTATATTATTAACCCCCCCTCCTATGAAACTATTACCAACACAACAAATTTTATTACCCTTTCCTCCTGATATAGTATTACCTCCTTGAGCTCCGAGACAAAATTGACCAACATCAGAACGCATAATCATAAAATTAAACGCACCACCTCCAATTACATTATTTCCAGTAGATTGGGAAGCATAACTGGGTCCTGTAGTGCATATAATATTGCATCTACCACCAACTATTGCATTGTGGTTTGATCTTTCAGCAACTAGTATTTTATTTGTCTGGCCCCCCACTATCATATTATTACAGGACAAAAGAGCCAAATCGTTAGAGGTATTAGAACCAGTAATACAATTAGTATTACCACTAAGAATTACACTTCCATGTAGACTACCTTGGATAGTATTTAAATATCCTACTCCAATAAAATTGTTTCCAGAACAGCAAATTCCACACCCTGCAGTTGTTATTGAATTTCGTTCTCCACCTAAAATTGTACTAAAACTTACAGATGAAGTATTTTTTGTTCCTCCTCCTATAAAAGAAAAATTACAGAAATTTTCATTATGAGATCCATTTAATATTGTTGAAAAACAGGCTTGACAACCTGATTTATTAATTTGGTTTTTACAACCAGTACCTACAAAAGCATATTGGGTACAATAAGCAGGTAAACTATTACCAGCGTACATGCAATTTTCTCTACCTCCTAATAAAATTGAGCAGTTAACATTACCATCAATATAATTTAAACAACCTCCAATTAATGATGTTACACAATTAAGACTATTAGTATTACTAGAACCTCCTCCTATAAATCCATGACAACCTTGATTATTGTTATTGGCACCACCAACTATAGCTGCATAATTATTTGCAGAAGAGTTATTTTGACCACCTACTACTATATTATATTGGCTTGCTACCTTATTACCACATCCTCCTCCTATAAAAGTACAATCTGTACTTGCATTTGATGCAGTATTTTTAAAACCACCTCCTATTGTAGAATGGCTAGCACCCATAATTATTGTATTAAGTTCTCCACCTAATATAGAAGCACATGAACCTAATTGGTCATTATCTGTTCCAAAGTTTATTCTTCCAGTTGCAGAAAGACAACCAGTTACTGATAGTAATGATCCATTAAAAGTAAGATTAGATTCACCATTAATTGTTGATGTTCCAGTAGCTGTTAATACTCTATTATCAACATTATTTGAAATTGTTGCTGAGCCATTTGTTCCACTTGAACCTGAACTACCATTTACTCCACTTGAACCTGAACTACCATTTACTCCACTTGTACCACTAGAACCACTTGTTCCGTTTACTCCTGATGAGCCACTTGTTCCATTTACTCCTGAAGAACCTGATGAGCCACTTGAGCCAGATGTTCCTGTATTACCACTTGTACCTGAAGTACCAGTTGTGCCCGAAGAACCGCTTGAACCGCTTGATCCAGAAGTTCCTGAAGAACCAGATGTTCCTGAAGAACCAGATGTTCCACTTGAACCTGAAGTACCTGACGAGCCATTAGAACCAGAAGAGCCTGAAGAGCCTGAAGAGCCCGAAACACCACTTGTACCTGAAGTACCAGTTGTGCCTGAAGAGCCGCTTGAACCGCTTGAGCCGCTTGAACCGCTTGAACCAGAAGTTCCATCTGTTCCTGATGATCCGCTTGAACCATTTGTACCTGATGAACCATTTGTACCTGAAGAGCCGGATGAACCGTTTGTTCCTGATGAACCATTAGTACCTGAAGATCCGCTTGAGCCATTTGTTCCAGATGAACCATTAGTACCAGATGAACCTGAACTACCATTTGTACCTGAAGACCCGTTTGTTCCGGATGAGCCATTAGTACCTGAAGAGCCGCTTGAGCCACTTGAGCCTGAAGAACCATTTGTTCCTGATGAGCCATTTGTACCAGATGAACCATTAGTACCTGAAGAGCCGCTTGAACCGTTAGTACCTGAAGATCCGCTTGAGCCACTTGAGCCTGAAGAGCCATCTGTTCCTGAAGAACCAGAAGAGCCACTTGAACCATTTGTTCCTGAAGATCCTGATGAACCATTAGACCCACTTGATCCTGATGAACCACTTGTTCCTGAAGAACCATTATCCCCTCTATCACCTACTAAAGCGAAAGAAACAATTATTGCTTCATTAGCACTAAAAGGTGAAGCTGCTGATGATGCTTGTTCATTTATATTTATTGTCCAATATGTACCTATGTCTGTTAAGTTTGATATTGAAAATAATATAAAATTTTCTGGGGAGAATTTATCTGCCATTCTCATATGACCTTTTACGGCTGATGTTGAGGCATCTATAGATTCTAAAAACTCTTGTATATTATCACCATCTTCTGTTGTTTGACTTATAGCCGATATAGTTGCTGCATTTTGTGTAGAGCTATTTAATCTTATATCTCCAGCACCTGGGTCTGCCCCAACATTGGTATTAGTTTCAAAAGTATAATTAAAAGTAGCACCACCAAAGTTACCATCTTGTCCCGAAGAACCAGATGAACCACTAGATCCACTTGATCCTGAAGAGCCGTTACTACCTGAACTACCTGAAGATCCTGAAGAACCGTTTGTACCACTTGAACCACTAGATCCAGAAGTACCAGTTGTACCTGAAGAGCCACTTGTACCACTTGAGCCGTTTGTACCTGAAGAACCATTTGTTCCTGAAGAGCCACTTGAGCCATCTGTACCTGAAGAACCACTTGAACCATTTGTTCCTGAAGAACCGTTTGTTCCTGATGTACCATCTGTTCCTGAAGAACCATCTGTTCCTGAAGAACCGTTTGTTCCTGAAGAGCCATTTGTACCTGAAGAGCCATTTGTACCTGAAGTTCCATCTGTTCCTGATGAACCTGAACTACCATTAGTTCCTGATGTTCCATCTGTACCTGAAGAACCATTTGTACCTGAAGAGCCACTTGAACCTGATGATCCAGAAGTTCCTGTTGTACCTGAAGTACCAGTTGTACCAGAAGAACCAGATGAACCACTTGATCCCGATGTACCAGAAATTCCACTTGAACCACTTGATCCTGAAGAGCCACTTGAACCATCTGTACCTGAAGAGCCATTTGTACCTGAAGTTCCATCTGTTCCTGATGATCCGCTTGAACCATTTGTTCCTGATGAACCATTAGTACCAGATGAACCATTAGTACCTGAGGTACCAGTTGTTCCTGATGAGCCACTTGAACCATTTGTTCCACTTGATCCCGAGGACCCAGAAGTCCCTGTTGTACCAGATGTGCCTGAAGAACCAGATGAACCACTTGTTCCACTTGATCCCGAAGAACCATCTGTACCACTTGTTCCATTTATTCCTGATGAACCACTTGAACCATTAGTACCTGAAGTACCATCTGTACCAGTTGTACCTGAAGAGCCACTTGAACCTGATGAACCATTAGTACCTGATGAACCATTAGTACCTGATGAACCATTTACACCTGAAGACCCTGATGAGCCTGATGAGCCTGATGAGCCACTAGAAGCTGCATTTTCTCTAGTACCTACTACACCACTACTATTAATTACAAGGGTTGTGTTTTCAGATCCTTGGGTTGAAAGACCTGATAGTTTTAATTCATTTAGATCAGCATTAGATCCACTGATGATTACTTTTTTCCAATTTGGCATATCTATCTTATTAGGTTGGCTACTGATTATTCAGTCCACTTCCCTTGCGGGCCTTAATATTTGTTATAAATATGAATTTAGTTTTTCCTATTAAATAGGAGGGGGAGGAATGGATGCTTCTTTTTCTTTTAATTGCTCTTCAATACCTTCTATTTTTGCTGTAAGTTTTACTTGGAGTGTACCTATAAAGATAGCATCAATACCCGTAATTGGAATAAAATCTGTTGATTTTCTAAGAGCACGTAATTCTCTTAGTGAAAGATTTGTTAAATTATAAGACATAACTTATTATTTTTTTACTTCATTATATTTTGTTTGTAATTTTAAAGTAATATTATAACATAATTCTACATATTCTCCTTTAAATAAACCATTTTTAATAGTTACTAATAAAAACTCTAATTCTTTTTCTGTTAAATCTAGAGAGGTAATAGAAGGAGTATTGTCTTTAGACTTTACTCCTTTTACTACAGTATTACTTGCTTTGAATCCCATAAACCTTTTTAATATTTTATAAAACAATTTTTTTAATTTTTAAGAATAAATATAAATATCTGAATTATCAGCAATAAATATATTTCCTTCTTTATCATATCTCGCAGGTGTATCATCTGGGTCATTAGTTGTTCCAACAACTACAGTTGCCATAAATGCATCTGGAGTAAATGCTGATCCCGTTGCATGGAATGAACTAGTTATTCCCCATCTTAATGAAGATAAACCATCAAATGCAAATGCATCACCATAATCTTGTGTTCCCTGTTGTATTACAATACCACCATCACCAGCTGAATCAGATCCTGAAGCTAATAATATAAATCTATCTTTAACTAATAAGTTTTCTGAATTTTGGAAAGATGCTGTACCTTGTACTGTTAAGTTACCTGTTACAATTTCATCACCTGTAATTGTTAATAGACCAGTATTTGAAAGATGTCCACCATCTGCATCAAATACCATTCTAGCATTTACATCGGCATTAGGCGCCCCTGAAGCTGCTAGTGTTATTACACCATTTGTAGTTGTTCCAGTTAAACTTAATAATCCACTAGATCCCGAAGAACCATCTGTACCCGAAGAACCACTTGAACCATCTGTACCCGAAGATCCATTTGTTCCACTTGAACCATTAGTTCCACTTGAACCATTAGTTCCTGAAGTACCATCTGTACCTGAAGAACCACTTGAACCATTTGTTCCTGAAGATCCATTTGTTCCACTTGAACCGTTTGTTCCTGAAGTTCCATCTGTTCCTGAAGAACCAGTTACTCCACTTGATCCCGAAGAACCATCTGTACCACTTGTTCCATTTATTCCTGAAGAACCACTAGATCCAGAAGTACCAGTTGTACCTGAGGTACCACTTGTTCCATTTACACCACTTGATCCTGAAGAACCACTTGAGCCATCTGTACCTGAAGAACCGTTTGTTCCTGATGTACCGTCTGTACCCGAAGAACCGCTTGAACCCGAGGTTCCTGCAGAACCTGAAGAACCATTTGTTCCTGAAGTTCCGTCTGTTCCTGAAGAACCATTTGACCCACTTGAACCCGAGGTTCCTGCAGTACCACTATCTCCTTTATCACCTGTAACAACAAATGCTAAAGTAACATCTTCTAAATTTGTAAAAGGTGAACCTGCTGAAAATGCTTGGTTATTAATATCAATTGTCCACCACCCTGTATTATCAGTTAAATCTGGTATACTAAATAATAAAAATTGGGTTGCATCTGTTCTATTAGCAATTCTTACGTGACCTTTTATAGCTGAAGTCGAACTATCTATTGTTTCTAAAAAGGATTGGATGCTTGTTCCATCATCATCTGTAATATCAACATACATTGCAGTTGAACCAGATTGTGAAGTATTATTTAATCTAACTTTACCTTGACCTGGATCTGCAGCTGTTATTGTAGTATCAAAAGTATAATCAAATGTAGCACCACCAAATGAACCATCAGCACCTGAAGAACCGCTTGAACCCGAAGAACCTGAAGAACCAGTAGTTCCTGATGAGCCATTACTTCCAGAGGTACCAGATGAACCTGATGAACCATCTGTTCCTGATGAACCATCTGTTCCACTTGAACCATTTGTTCCTGATGTACCAGTTAAACCTGAAGATCCACTTGAACCTGATGAACCATCAGTTCCTGATGAACCATTAGTACCAGAAGAACCAGAAGTACCAGTTGTACCAGAAGTACCACTTGTGCCACTTGTTCCATTTACACCAGAAGAGCCACTTGAACCGCTTGAACCGTCTGTACCCGAAGAACCACTTGAACCATCTGTACCCGAAGATCCATTTGTTCCACTTGAACCTGATGAACCATCAGTACCACTTGAACCTGAAGATCCACTTGATCCATCAGTACCCGATGAACCATTAGTACCAGATGAACCATTAGTACCTGAGGTACCAGTAAGTCCAGAAGTACCAGATGTACCAGATGTTCCTGATGCTCCTTCTTTTATACCTACTACCCCAGAATCGTTAATTGTTAATACTGTTCCTTCACTAGGTTGAGCTGATAAACTACTAAGCTCTAACCCTGCTAAGTCAGCAATTGAACCACTAACTATTACTTTTTTCCAATTTGCCATTTTATAAAATTATAATTTATTATACATATATTATTTTAACCTAAACCTACATAAAAATTATTAGAATTATATACAATCCCACCTTCAACTGGAGTAGGTAAAGCCCCAGCAAAATCCTTTAATTTTAAAACCCCAGAACCTATAATTTGTACACTTTCATTTCCTTCAATACTATCATCTTTTCCTGTAGCTGTTAAAATATAACTAGAAGTATTATTTAATATTGAAACTGGTGAGGCTGGTATTGATCCCGTTGTACCAGGATCAAATACTAATTTATCATCTACAAAAGCAATTGAGCCTGTAACTGTTCCGGCTGCAGATTGGCTAACAAATATAATAGAATCACCTGTTACAAATACTTCATGAAAGGGATTTGCTACAGATCCTAAATTTCTAAGACTACCATTAGGTATAATATTACCAGCAACATTTAAATCTCCAATTAATTTTAATTCTGACCCATCAAATTGTAAATTAGCTTCACCATTTATAGTATCAGTACCTGTTGCTGTTAATAAATAATTATTAATATTATTAGTAATATCTAAACTACCTGTGCCACCACCCCCACCACCACTAGAGCCTTGGACTTGGTATGCACCAACTTTTAAACTATCTACAAATCTTATATTACTAGCCATTATCTACTTTTATTTCTGTTCCACGTTTCATATCATAAATATCATTAAGCCCTCCTTCATTTAGGTTTTCTATTCTTGTTCTACCATCTCGTGTTTTAGTTGTACCTTGATTAAAAATAGCACTATTAGATGTAGTTTCCATTGAAATAATAAATTTAGATTTAGTATTAAATTTAGAAATAGAACTTAAGTCTTTTTGTATTGTATCGGGAATAATATATCCTCTTAATCTTATATTAAATGTTCCTTTTACTAATCTATCTTTACCATTGGTTAATGAAGTTTCTGTTGTAAAACTATCAATAAAAGCTCTAAATTTAAATCTTTCTGGGTTGCCCCAATAGGCATCAGATGAATATTCACATGCTTCAATTATTTTATTTAATTGTTCCATGTAATAAGTTTGCACTAAAACACTATATTCTAGATTAACAAAATCTGGTACTGCTACTGCATAGAATTGTTTTGCTGGTATTGCGTTATTTATTGCATCAAAATTATTATAAAAGTTTTTTGGATTATAAGCTCGTTGAAAAGTTCCATATAAATTAGGATCATTTGCATCTAATTTATTATATACAGTTCTATCTTTTGTTATTGTATTTCTTTTTAAAACAATAATAGGTAACATAATAGCACCATTTTTATCTCTATAGTAATTATCTTTTTGAAATGATTTCCACCTTTCAGGAGAACCATAAATTACGGGAACTTCTCTTCTTTCACCATTTTGGTAAACAAAAGGTTTGATTACATTTTGAAAATAATAAAATACTGCTTCATCTAAATCTTTTAAACCAATAGAAAATGGTTTTGTTGTATCATCTGTCCAAGATAATTTTTCAGATCTATTATAATTAATACCTGTTTCATTTTCATTAGAAGGTAATGGAATGTTTGGATTTCCATATCTAGCTGATGATGGTTTAATTTGATCATTAGCTAATTCTTTTTGTGTTTTAGGTATGGGTTTTCTAATTTGTGCCATTAAAATCTTTCTTTATAAGGAGATATTGCAACTTTATCAGCTGGAATATAATATGTTGATACTAAAATTGATATATTTTCTCCAAATTGATCTAAACCGGGGTTTAAAGGGTTTGGAGTACCATCATAATTATTATTAGGATAAGAAGGATTTTTTCCTCCCCAGTATTGGTTAGCAATTGTACTTTGTACCCCATAGTATCCTTCTTGATATAAAATTATATCACCAACTTCAGGATTTAAATTTGCAACTTTTAAATCGTCTCTTAAAAAATAAAAATCAATACCCTGAGAAAATTGAATTCCTTCTTCATCTTCCCCATAAGCCTGGTCTTGCCTATTTATTAGAACATTAAATAAAAAGGGACCATTATAAAATTTTTCACCAGCTGCTTCACCATAAATATTAACTTTAGTTTCTTCTAGTTTAAATTGATATATAGCACATTGTTGGGTAACAATATTACCCATTAATTCTCTATTTAATTTTCTTAGGAGAGATACATCCCTAAGTCCTGTGTACATTGCCATATTATCCTATATAAATAAATGTTGGAACTCCTTCTAATTCTTTATCTCTACTTTCTTTTTCATTTGCTCTTCGGGCTAATAAATTAGCACGGGAAGTCTCATCAAAATATGCTCTTAATCTTTCTAATAATGCAGTTTTTTCAGCGGTTGCTGCTCCTAATAAATCTGCTTGATTTAATGTTATATCAGCATTTGGTATAGGGATTGTACCGTATTTTCCTCTTACATATCCTAATATTTCTTTACATAAAGCTAAAGTATATTCAAAAATCCATTGTCTACCAATTGAATTAATTAAATCATAATTTGGATTAGTATAAGGTATATTAGAAACATTACTAACCATACCACAAGCAGGGTTTACACTTCCACTTATAGCATCATTTACTTTACTATATTCAAACCACATATTACCACAACCTACTTCACAATCTTCTTCTTGCCATTCATCATATCCTTCAAAACTACCAGGAATTGGAAATACTCTTAATACATTATTATGCATTTCAAAGCTGTAGTTAGACATTCTAACCATTTCATTCATTTCAATAGCTTGGATAACTTGCATATCGTAGCTAAGTGGCATCATTAAAAATCCTGTACCACCACCGAATCCACCTAGTTCAGTTATTCCTGCAGCTACTCCTCCTCCAAATCCCCAACCATCATAAGGAGATAAAAACCTTTGAGATGCTGGAATAGGTGGTTGAAAGAATACTCTTTGAATTCTAATACTACCTGTTATTCCTTTTTCTACAGCCCATTCTTTTAAATCATAATCTTGTTTACTAGCCGTTAAAGGAATTGAATCTTTATACCATGGAACATTACCTCCTGTACCTGCTTCAGCTCCATATTGTTCAGACATCCTAATAATAGGTTCTAAATTAGGAGTTATAATACTATCATTTAAAAAAACAAAATCTTCAACTTTAAATCCTTCTAAAGTTAATAAATTATCTCTGGTAAGGTAAGCCCATAATTCATTTCCATATACTGTTATTGCCTCTTCAAAAGCAGTAAAAATAGATCCGGATTGTAATTCAATATCAACTAAAGGGTAACCTAATCGAGTAGTTACAAATTCAGCTACTTTAACACAATCAACTTGAAAGTCATGGTATTGGTTATAAAACCCAAAAGGTAATGCGTTGGGATTCCAAAGAGGTCTACCATCATATATTGGTACATTCATAATCTAATTAGTTTTATTATAAATATGAAAAAAGAGGACTCAAATTGAGTCCCCTATGATTTTATTTATATGTTTAAATATACATTAATCTCTTACCATTAAATATTTAGAGTTTGAGAAACTACCTGATAACCATAATTGACCTGATACAGCAGGTTCTGATGTTGGAAGGTTATTTATGTTAAAATTAGTTCCATCTATTGATCCAGTAAATACACCATCAAATGATCCAGTAAATGAACCTGTAAGATTTGTATCTTCAGTTGTTGTAATAGATCCTAATATATTTAATGAACCTGTAATTATTATACTTCCGGATACTTCAAAACTACCAGTTACAGAATGTGATCCCGTAAAATATCTAAAGTTATTATCTAATTCTTCAATTGTTAAAGCTGATCCTTTACCATCTGAACCTGTTCTATAAGTTAATGCCATTTTTTATTTAATTTATTTTGTTATAAATATTAAGAAGAACCTACAAGATACTCAATTTGCACATCTGCAGTATGAGCTTTAGCTTTTATTTGTGTTAATGAAGCAAAGGATGAATAATATTGCATATCTACATATCCTTCAACAACATAATCATAATAATTGCTACTTTCAAATTGTGCATTTGATAATATCATAGATTTACCAGGATCTAATTTAAATATACCTTCATCACCTGATCCTAAATTTTGGGTATTAGGAGAATATGAATCTGGGCTATCTTGTATTAAATATAAAGATAAATAATTTGTTTTATCTAAATTTGTAAACCTTAAATATTTAACTGTATCTCTAACAAATGACCCCGCAGTTTGAGATTCTTCATTTTCAACAAATCTTAAAATTTCAACTCCATTATTTTCCCATTCATAGGATATTGTGTCTATTCTTCTAACTATTTGATGTACATCTTTAATAACAACACTATTTATTGCATTTTCAATGTTACCATTAGGTAAAGTTATATTTTCTGAAATAGTGACTGTTAAAGAACCAGTTGGGTTACATATTGCCATAGTATGATTTTATTATAAATATGATATTAGTTTCTATTATTATAAATATATGAACCAGAAGTAGTAATACTTACTCCTTTATCTATAGCTTCATTATAATATTCTAATAAATCTTCAACAATTTCATTTCTATGGTTAGTAATTAATGTAATTGCTTCTAGATTTTTTATTTTTCTTGCAGCTGTATATAAAAATTTAAAACCTGAATCTGATTTTTTCTTTAAATCTGTTTGATGTGAATCACCACATACCATCATTTTACTTCTTAAACCAATACGTGAAGTAATCATTTCCATCTGTTGGTGGGTAACATTTTGAGCTTCATCTACTATAATCATAGAATCTAAAAAAGTTCTACCTCTCATAAAGGATACAGGTACTATTTCTATTTTACCATCTTCAATAAGTTTTTCAACTTTAACTTTATCATATAATTGGTAAAAATTTTGATATATAGGTTGAACCCAAGGATCCATTTTTTCTCTTAAATCACCAGGCAAAAATCCAATTTCTTCTTTTGATACAGTAGGTCGGGTTATAATAATTTTATCATACTGTCTTCTTAATAAACCATCTAATGCAACATTACATGCTAATAATGTTTTTCCACTACCAGCTCCTCCTCCTAGAAGTGTAATAGTATTTTCTAAGATAAGTTTTTTTGCTAATTTTTGTTCTTCATTAAGTTGGAGTTTAAACTTAATTGGGTTTTTAGGAATTCTTTTAGGACGATATATGTCGTCCGTATGGGGTTTACTTGCCATCGATTCTTGAAATTATGGGTTATGTTATCAGTGATTGTAACCGTTGTAAATACGTTAAAAAACAGTAAAATTTGAATATAGCTATATAATGAGATAAATATAGTTTGTGTATAACGCATTTTATTATACATATGAAAAATATAAAAAAACCCGGCATAAAGCCGGGTTAATTTATTAAGAAAAGTTAAATATCTAATTATAGAGTATTTAAACCTGATACATTGATTAATCCATAAAATTCTGGACGAACCATTTTCTTAGCATATCTAGTTAATAGACCTTTTCTTGGTACGAAAGTATCTGGATCGTATACAAGTGGAGTCATAATTAACGGAATGTATGGAGCAAATACAGCACCACTTTCCAAGAACTGTGTACCTCTATATCCTAATAGGATTTGGTTAGCAGTCATGTAAGGGTTTTTGTATACTTTTTGGCGAGTATTTAAACTACCAACTTTTTGTACACCAAACGCATAGCTCATTTTAGCAGCATCACCATCAGAATCTGCAGCAAATCCTGGAATTGATTCTAGGATCGTAGCAACTGTTGGAGAAACTACCATAAAGTTAGCTCCACCTCTCAGTGTTTTCTGGTGAATAATGTTACTTAATTTTTGGATTTTAGTTCCTAATGTTTGGAACCATTGTCCTTGAGAATTATAGAATCCAAGATCTGAAACAGTACCATTTCCGCCACCTGTGATAGCTTGGTTGTTTACAGCAGACCAGTTTTCTGTTCCTGCAGCAGCAGAATCAATTAACATGCCCAAGATTTCTAAGTCAATTTCTAATGAAATGTACTCACTTAGGATAGAAGTTAATTCAGCTTCAGCATCCAAAGCATGGTATGCATTCAAATCCTGTGCGAACTCAGGAGTCCATACAGCTTTTAGCTTACGTGTTTTTGCAACGATAGCCATAGATTGCATTTGAATGTTAATCTCTGGAATTGTTTGATCTGGGCAGCAATTAGCTCCTGATTGATCATTATACTTAGTATTAGGTTGTGTTGTTCCTGCTTCAAAATCACCTCTAAATTGGTCTGTTGGTTGTAAGTTATATACAACTTGTGCAGATCCACTAGTAGTTGGTGTTGGGAATGAAGAACTAGGTACAATAAATACTACTTTTGATGCACTATATTTAGTGAATGCAGAGTATTGAATACCAGCACTTCCAGTTAAAACACCTTCAGCAGTGTTAGAACCTGAAAAATATTGCCATGATTTAACTGCTTCGAAATCTCCGAATCCGAATGATGCAGAATCAATTGCAATTTTGTAAAGTTGACCAGCTACAGCTGATGCAGAATACTCAGAATCAAAATCAACATCTGACCATCCAGCTACAGAAGAAACTCCTGCATTACCACTACCAACTAATACAGCTGATGATGTACTTTGAATAGAATATCCAAATCTACCTGATCCATAAAGACCACCTTCATTTGTGTTACCAAATGTAGTATCGTCAATTTTATTACCATATAATGATTGACCAGCTCCAAATGGAGATTTATTATTTCCATATTGGAAATCTAGGTAAAATACTAGCCCAGAAGGCAAGTTCATTGGTTGTACAGATACAAATTCTTGTGCAGCAATCTGTCCGAATACTTTACGTACTAACGGAAGAGCGACACCTGCCCATTGTCCACCAACATTAACTTGGTTTTGACTTTGGAATGTACCTGTGGAAGCAGCACCTCCACCTGTTTGTGAAGTTTCTACTACAAGTTGTTTAGCTTGATTTTCAAGAATCATACCCATGTTATTTTTATGGGAACCTTGTAAACCTTCTAATAAACCTGTTTTTTCCCATTTGCTAGCTAATCTAGCCGCATCAGACTGTAAAGACTGATATGGGTTTGCGCTTTCTAAAAGAGAATTTAAGCTCATTTTTTTTAAGTTTTAATAGGGTTAATTAATTGTTTTTTTTAAATTAATCCAGCAAGTTTACGCATACGATTGTATACATCATTACTTTCAATAATTGGTTTTTTAGCTTCAGTTATTGTTCCAGTTGCTTTAGAAGCACTACCTTGTGGTCTTACTTTAACTTCTGTTTTTGATATTAAACCTTCGTTTAATGTTTCAAAAATAACTTTTGCTTCTTTTACTGTTGACGCTTTATCAAATGCTTTAAGCACTTTAACTTTTTTGTCTTCAGTTAAGTTTTTAGATTTAAAAACTTTGTTAGTGTAAAGAAGTTTAGCATTTAAAAGGTTTACTTCATTCAATTCAACTTTAAGAGCTTCGATTTCATCTAATGCTTCTTTAAATCTCATTTTTTCGGTTTCTTTCTCAACTTTAGAGTCATCTTTGTCTCCATCCTCGTTTCCAGTACCTTTTTCGCCTTTATCCATGTCTTTTGCTTCGTCGATTTCTATATCAACATCTACATCTTCAACATCTTCCACATCCATCATTTCCATTTCTTCCTCTTCGAAATCTTCGCCTGCTTCAATTGTTCCGTCTGTTACTAAATCTTTAATAACATCCTCAATGAATCCTTTTAAGTCATCTTCTGACATATCTTCAAGGTCAATTTCCTCGTCCATATCATCATCCATGTCTTCTTTCTCGTCTTTTTCGCCATCTAAATAGCCTTCTTCCTCAGCATCCGTACGTTCGTCCTCTTTCAAGTCCTCTTTTTCGTCCTTCATACCGTCTTTGTAGCCTTCTTCTTCAGCGTCTGTACGAGCATTTTCATCCAATTCAAGTTCAGCAAGTAATTCGTCTAGGTTAATTTCATCAAGCTCTTCTTTAGCTTCATCCATCTCTTCTTTTTCTTCTTTCATGTCATCTTTAGGATCCATTTCTTCTTTAACGTCGTCTTCTTCATACTTATCGTATCCTTCGTCAACGTCTTCTTTGTCCATTTCTTCTAATTTTGCAGAAAGCATAGATTTAAGATGAGGTGTAAAAGCCTCTTCTAGAGCAAGTTTAGCATTTGCTATAGCAGTTTCTTTAACAGCTTTAGCATCAGCAATTGCTTCTTTTAACAAATTATTATTTGTCATAATCTCAAAATTTTTTTTTGTGAAATACGATTATTAGGAATCGTAATAGGGAATATTTTTATATCGGTGTCATATCTAAGTATTCATGACACATTGCGGTTATACGTATATGCAGATTAAGTAAAAATTAAAAAATAGGACAATTTCCTTTTGAGCAAAGAATTTCATGTACTACTTTATTTACATTTGAGTAATCATATGTAACTATATTTTTACCTTCATTTAAGGTATGCATATATGAACCCGGGTTTGATGGTGTTGAAACAAAATCCCAACATAATAATTCAAAATCATCTTGAACTTCTAATACACCTTCTCTATTTTCTTCTAATGAACCCATACCACGAGAAGATACACCTACAGTAATACCACTCTTAATTAATTCTTTAAGTATATTTCCTGATGGTGTTGGTAATATTTCTATTTTACCCATTACATTATCTCCATCCCACCAATATTCTGATATTAGATGTGATACATTTTTTAGGTTAATTACAGTAGATTCAGGATGGTCTAATTCCCCCATTGAACGACGTTGCTCAATAAGTTCATTATATTTGTCCATTTCACGATCCCATAAATCTTTAGAATAATAACGACCATTACCATTTTTTACCTCAGCCGTAGCTAAAATACCTTCAACTAAAAGATTTCCACTTTCCTTACTAACGTTTTCAGTTAGTTGAGAAGAGGATATTTTTACAGTGTGAGTTTCTATTAATAGCTTTTTGCTCATATTACTTATTTACAGAATATGCAGAAGTTGATTGTCCTACTTTTTTAGGATCTCTTTCACCTGCAGCGCCACGAGTGGGGTTATTTTTATCATTAAAGCTTACAGCATCCATTTCATCTAATTCTTCTACTTCATCTACCATTTCTTTTTTAGCATATTTTTTACCACAAGATTTTTCGTAGATTCTTTCCATTTTAGTTTTCTTTCTTTCCAAATCTTTAATTTCTCTCTGCATTTGTTTCATTTTAGCTTTATCAATTAATTCACTAAGGTTTTCATCTTCCTGAATTGAATTAACTCTATCTGCTTTTTCTTGAATATGATC